GAACCTACGCTTGAAGAATTAAATATAGATGCGTCTGAAGAAGCACAAAATCAAAGACTACGTGATATTGAAGAACGAGTTAAACAACGCAATTTAAAAGAAGATGCACCTATTAAAGCGCCATTAGAAGAAACATATTTAACATGGTGGGAACAAAACAACGAACAAAGTTTAAAAAAATTTGTTGCTGAACGTTATGGCGCTCCTGCTTCTGACCCCGCTCTTAAATTACCAGTTGTATTTTCAGAAGACGTAACAAAGACTTTAACATTGCTTGGAACTACAAGGTTTACTCGTGGCACAGGCGCTTTAGGTAAACCCGCTAAACTATATTTTAGCAAGATACCAAGCATTATAGAGGTATTAGATTTAATTGCTTATGATGCCGCAGGAGTTATCATACATCAAAGTGGTAAAAGTAAAGGTCAGCCTGTAGCCACGTATAGAAAAAACAAACAGGTTAGCGATGGAGAAAATGCTTTTTTTGAAGGCACAGGCAATAAAAATGGTTTATTAGCATATGAGTGGGTTCAAAATAATTTAAGTGATACAGCTAGGCAGTGGTTAGAAGCACGTGCAGGTATGTATATAAGGTTTTCAAATTTCATTAAAGTTAGACAAGCAGCTCAGACAAGAAAAGACGAGCGTTTAGAATTTGATAAAGATGGAACAGAAGCTACCGATTTAGGTACAGATATTGACTCAAAAGCTAGTTTGCAAAAACACTTTAGAGCATTCTTTTTAGGAAGAGACGCCGTAGTACCATTTGATGTGCCTATGCATCCTAGTGTGACACGTGCTCTTGATTCAGGCAGACTTGATTTAGCACTACAAACACTCGCTGCTAACAATATGCAAGCTGCCATAGACGGGGTCGCAGCCACAGAACCAGAGGCTAAAAAAGCAATATTTAAAATTGCAGACAGTCCGATGTTGAGAGCAGCAAAATTATCTGCTGCTTTATCAAAATTAGTTGGTAGTACAAAAGTAGAGATTGTAGACAGACTACCTGATCCTGACGCAGTTGGTATGTTTACGCCTGAAACCAATACAATTAGTCTTGTTCGTGACGGTGGTTTGCATCAACATGTTGTTTTGCATGAAATGATGCATGCGGTTGTATCTCATATGTTAGATGCTAAAACACCAGTCCCAGAAGTAGCGCAATTAAACAGCTTATTTTTACAGATTAAAGATGATATTGGCGAGTTTTACGGATCTAAAGATTTACAAGAATTTGTAGCAGAGGCACTGTCTAACCCTCAGTTTCAAACGCATTTAGCATTAACAAAAGTAGATAATGGCACTGTCCCTGCTTACAAAAAGTTTCTTCGCTCTATTATAAACATGATAAGAAAAGCCATGGGGCTTCAGCCTAGACCAGTAAACTCTGTACTAGATGAAGTAGATAATCTTGTACGAGCCATTATGTCCCCTGCACCTTCTACTAGAGCCGCTCCTGCAATGATGATGCAGATGACCGATCCAAACGAGTTAGCAGGCACGGTAAAAGGTTCTTTAGATATGATCCCAGAAGGAGATCAGAAAAGACTTAAAACATTTATGCGTCAATCTGCAAGCAGGTCTGTACCTGAAGCAGCTCGTCGTTTTATACTCAACAGCATTCCTTCTAACATAATGGCTAAAGAAGCTGCACCGTACATACCATTTGCACCTGAGTTAAATGCGATTATAGAGCGTCAAAGCGGAGAAATGCGTATTGGGAACATGGTTGTAAACAACCTAGACAAAAGATTAGGTGCGTATAATAGAAGGAACAAAGCAAGGTACAAGATTCTAGAGGGACTTATTCCTCTATCTACCTTTAATCGTGTAGATATGTCCTTGCCTAGAAAGGTATACTCACAGTTTGGTGTTTCTTTTAGAAACCTAAAGACTGGTAAATCTACTGTAAAATATTTTCCAACAGAGATAGCAAGATTAAATTTTGCAAAACAACACAACAAAAATATCGATCCTGCTAAAACTTCAAAAGCTGCTTTGTTGCCTGAACCTAATCCAGATACATTACTTATGTATGATACGCTGCAAGCAGAATATAAAAAATTAGATAATCAAGGTAAGAAGTTATATCGTGAAGTGTTTGATTTGTTTGAAGAAACATACGACAAAATTATACCTGCTTTAGAATCGCGTATAGCTGCTTCAATAGGTGATCCAAATGGTAGAGCTAAAGCGATGGACAAACTTCGTAAGATGCTTACCGAACAAGCAGGTGTTATTCGCCCATATGCCCCACTAATGCGTAAAGGTGATTGGCGATTACAGTATACAACTATTGACCCAGACACAGGTGGGGTAGAAGTTTTTGTAGAATACTTTCAACATCAAGGCATGCTTGAAAAAGCAGCCGATGCTATACGTACTCGCAATATAGGTCTGATAGAACAGAACCCTAACTTAGCGCAGACTTTAAACCCTGACACAGCCATAGAGTTCGGTAAAGCTACAGCACGTAGGAACTATGACAACGTGCCACCAAGCTCATTTATATTCGATTTGTTACAAGAACTAAAAACCCAAGGCGTAGAAGGCGCAGCATTAGATGGTGTGATTGATCTTGTGTTTGACGCACTACCTGAGAAGTCGTTTATGCAAGGCTTTAGAAGCCGTAAAGATGTACGTGGCTACCTTGGCGATAAGACACCCACAGGTGCATTAGGTCAGCAATTTGATCTACGTGAGTTAGTCAATGTCAAAGGTCGTGACATGAACAAGCAGGTCACACAGCTAAAATACGCAGCCGAAACAGAAGCATTTCGTAGAAAACTAGAAGTATCAGGTGCAAAAGAGAACCCTGACACATACCTAATGGCAGAAAAACTAGATCAAATGGCTAGGTTTGCACAGTCACCGAACTTGCCTCGTTGGTCACAGCAAGCCAATACATTAGGATTTGCAACCACCATGGGTCTTAACTTTTCATCTGCTGCCATAACTTTCTTTGATGTACTGATGAGTGCGATGCCTTTGATGTCCGCAGAGTATGGGTTAGGTAATACAGCCAAGGCGTATGGAGTTGCACGCAATTTGTTTGGGCAAGCTTCTTCTGTCTATACTGTTAGAGACATTGGTCCAGACGGTCAGCCACGTGTAAGAGAAATACAATTAGGTGGTATAAACAAGTCTATAGGTAATCTGGACGTTAACGCACCAGAGGTAGATGTTAACAATCCGCTGTATAGATATAAAACCGCAGTCAATATGGGTATGGAACGCGGTATATTTAACCAGTCACTAACAGGCGAGATGCTAGAGGCAGGTTCGTCTCCAGGAAAAGCTATAGAAGCAATCAACTCTATCTCTGGTGGATTGTTTCACCACTCTGAACGATTAAACAGAGAAACAACATACATAGCCAAGTATGAGCTTGAGCTGCAAAAAAGAGAAAAAAGTGGTCCTCTAACTGATCAAGATTATATTGATGCGGCTGAAGCTGCTATAGACTTTACAAACTTCTCTCTAGGTTCGACGGCTGCGGCAGGGCGTCCGATATGGGCACAAAGCGGTGTAGGTAACATATTATTCCTCTTCAAACGTTTTGCTGTTGGTAAGTACTACCTCATGTATAGACTAGCCAAAGATTCAATCGGCGCACAGATAGACGCTGATCCTAACTTGACCCCAGAACAAAAAGCGGAGATGAAACGTATTGCTAGAAAAGCATTGTTTAACTTCCTATTTACCACAGGCGTGGTAACTGGTGTAGGCGGTATGCCACTGATGGGCTTCTTTGGAATGCTGTACGATATGTTCCGCGATGAAGAAGACGAGCAGTTTGAAGAAATGATGCGTAATAATTTGGGTGAATTTTATTATGGTGGTCTAGCTAACGAACTTCTTGGCGTAGATATAGCAGATCGTATCTCTATGAACAGCTTACTATACAGAGAACCAATCGTAGGTAAAGATCAGCCGATGCTATACACAATGTTTGAACAGCTAGGTGGACCAGTTGTAGGATACTATTTAGGTACTGAGAGAGCTATAACTGACTTTAGTCGAGGGGAGTACCGCAGAGGTGTAGAAGGCATAGCACCTGTGGCAATCCGAAACTTCATGAAAGCAGAGCGTTACGCCACTGAGGGTGCGTTAACTCGTAGACGTGATCCGATTGTAGAAGATCTAAGCCCTTACAATATAATTACTCAAGCATTCGGCTTTGCACCGCAACACTTGGGATTGGCGATGGACATAAATCGTTTGTCTCGCAGACGAGATCAAGCATTAAAAGATAAGAAAACAAACTTGCTACGTAGACTAAACATGGCACGTAGAGAAAGAGATACAGCAGAATATCAACAAGTATTGAAAGAGATACGTGAGTACAACGCGGGATTACCTGAAGAATCACGTAGAGACACGTCTAAGGTTATTACCCCTGATTCTATAAAAGCTTCGGCAAGATCTTTCGAGACAACAACAGCAAACATGCGTAGGGGTATAACATACACCCCAACCATGAGAGAGATAGCCGAACAGTTTGATTAAAAAAAGACCCCCACAAGATGTAGGGGCCAGATAACAATGGAGAACAACATCGGGAGGACGTTGTCAGATATAGTATATCACATAGTTCTCCATACTCGTAAACCCAATTTTTTATTTTCGACGCAAGTTTGCGTTTTAAACTTCCAATTTTTAAGTTTTTCTACTTCTTTTAGCTGCAACTGTGCTTTTTCTACATCAAGGCAAGGTATAAAAAACGACCATCCAACATCCATGGTTTCCCAGTTTATAGTTATTAACACCCCATCTGGGTCTAAATCATCAATCTTCAACGCCATCTTCATTATCCAGTGTATACTTTATAGACCATGTTTTTACAGAGGGTGTCTTACCCATGTACGTGTCTGCGAATATGCGCTTTTGTTCACTCTTTGCCTGGAACTTGTTCTTTAGCTTAGTCAACAATTCACTATAGTTTATCTGGTTCTTTACACACCAGTCTTTCAACGGTGTGGGTAACAAGTATAGTTTCTCGCTAGTTGTTTCGTACCGTGCAACAATAAAACTTCTTGGATCTTTCTCCGCAGGTGGCACTAGACTGCTGATATTTGACAACTCCCCATCGCTGTCCTCGGTGTCATTTATCCAAAGTATATTGTTCCACTTCTCAGCTATGTATCTACCTAGCAACTCATTTGTATTAGACTTCGCATCGCCCATCCGTGCTTTTGCTAAAATAAGCTGCTTTACTGACCACTCAAAAATATTGCTTGTGTTGTACTTAGTGATGCCTAGTTTCTTCCTGAGTATTATCGCTGCTGTTATTACAGCCGCTACTCCTGCTGACCAGAAACGGTGCTTAGATGTAAGTCCTGCTGCTTGGTCTAGCCGAACACGAACCGCATCTAACATGGTACGTGTTTCTTCTTTGTTATTCATAACCCACTGCACAAACTCAATACCTAGCCAACCATAGTTTACTTTAACCTCTTCAAACAATTTGTCTGTTATTTTCTTGTCTTCAGTTGTAAGCTGCATGTCTGGTACATTTATTTCCAGAAGACGTAGTAGTTCTGCTTCGGCATCGGCTTTGTAGTTAGTGACGGCATCCCACATACTTGAGTTAGCCGAACTCAAAGATAAAAGTTCCCACGGTTTACCGCGCACTCTTTCGATATTACCCGACTGTGCAAGGCGATTCTTCTGCCTACCACCAGTCATTTGGTACAGATACCCAGACGCAATCTCACCTGTTAGTTTAGTCATCTCGTCAATCACAGGCGGTATATTTTTTAGTACTTCGCATCTATTCATAAAAGAGTTTAAAGTATCTTCTGACCCAATAGAACGGTTCATTATAATCCAAGGATCACCCCATGCGGCTAACCCCATGCACTGTGCTGTTGTTTTACCAATACCAGACCCACCTGTTAGATGGATCGCTAAACTATTCATACCTGTGAACGGCATAAGTACAGAACCGAAACCTGAGCAGACGCTGAACTGATGCAAAAGCCAACCGTCATCTTCTTTATTGTAGAAATCTATTAGTTCCATATGTCGTTCACGACTACCCTTTTCTCCAAAGGCGTGAAACAAGCTAGACGTAGATGGCGATGCAGGATTGTATTGCACCTTGTCAGGTCTAATTAATTTATCTCCAAGGACAAAGCCTGTCATCTCGTCATCAACCCAACCAAACTGCCTGTGTGCTTCGTCTGCTTTAACTGTTTGTTGTAACTCACTTATCCATTTATTTGTGTACGACATGAGTACGTTTGTCTCCTGTGATGATATTGCTGTAACGCCTTCTTTTGACATTGCTTTACGAAACTCATTCGGCGCTGTCACTACAGTTAGCGGAACTGTAAACTCACGCACACCGTCTTGCGGTAGGTGCAATCTAAATACTACTAATTCGCCTTGTTCTTGATCATACAAACGGCGAGATACATAGAACGTATGCCTATAAATGGCTTTATCGACTAACTCATCATCTTCTTTTACACGCACATAGATACCACCATGCTCTCCACCAAAATACGGTTTCGGCATTTCGGGTATAATGTATTCGCGTTTTACACTACTTGGACTGTTAGCGGCTTTTTCAGAAACGGTCTGTGGGCCAGACGCTGCTTTGATACGTTGCCCTAGCACCAGAGGTGTTTTTATCTGTTCCCAATGTGGGCATCCCTCACACACATCTGGGTTTAACTCATTAAACTTGGCGCAAAGGTACGGCCCTTTTATTTCATTAAACTTCTTGAGCATAAACTCTTTGTCATACTCATCGTGCCGACTTGATATTGTGACTGCGGCTTCTTCACCTTCTTTACAAAACTTTGTGATAGATAACCCTGCTCTCCATAGTGGTTCATCCACTGCATTCTGGTTTACAGCTATGTTTCGTAACTGCTCACATCCGTTACCTTTAATTGTTTTCTTCATGATTCGCCCAAAAGAAAACTCTTTGTTTTCATTTAAAGCTTCTTGTAATGCGTCTGGGCCAAGATCTAGTGCAGGGAGTTTAGGCGCTAATCCACCTAATTTATCAATAAACACAGACAACTCTGTAGGCGATACTAGATCTTTACCAAGAAGATCCACAGGTAGTGGTGGGTCTTTTTTATAGTTGTGTGTACTAGGCAATCTTAAAATACTGGCTGCATCTGTGGTGCGAGATGCGTCCGCAGGAAAGCCATGTTCCCTACAAAGCTGCCCTAGTTTAGAAGCAGCAGGTTCCCACTCCTCTCGCGTCACAGCCTCTGTCAGAGGCCAATACACATGGATACCATTACCACTGTTCACGGTTATCGGTGCAGGTAAACCAACCTTCTTTTTAAATGTCTGTAACTCTCTAATCGCATCGGCTTGCGTAGGGAAGTCTTTACCTTCTCCACAATCTAGGTCTAACCAGAATGCTTTTATATTCTTTACGTTTGCTTTAGATCTACCACCCCACTGAGAGCCTTCTTCGTTGTAAGTGCTCGTGGCGAAGTAAACATTATGTGGAAACGTGTCTACCTCTGTTGCTTTACTTACGAGTTCCTGGACTGTCTTGAACCAATAGTGTTTCGGTATAGGTTTCTGCTGTTTTAAATCTATCGTGATTAAGCATGAGTACCCCTCATCACCCAATACACTCTTTAGAAAGTCTACTGTATTCACTGCTCTGCTCCAAAGTTAAATGTCGTGGTGAGCAACGGAGGAGTATACTCACCACGACGATACTACCGTTAGGTATTATTCGTCCTCGTCGTCAAACAAATCACCTACGATAGATTCAAGGTCATCACCAGAAGAGGGAGCAGTAACCTCTTTCTTTTTAGCGACCTTTTTTGGTTTCGGCACAGTCTCCCCGATGTCCACCTCATCTTCCTGCACCTCACCATCACGTTTAGCTTGCACCCCATCCGTTTGTGCCACAGTCAACGTGATTGCTCGGACAGCGTCTTCACTGTCTCTAGCCTTTATAGCCTGTTCTAATTCAGCTTCCTCAAGAGGACGCACAGGCTTGAAGAACAACTTTGGTGTATCGCTGTTCTCGTCAAAATACATCTGTGTAACCACAGCTATAGATGGAGTCTTGTGAGCACGTAAGTGTTTAGCGTATGCTTGCATACCCATCTTACCATCTTTAGCTTCCCCAAATACAGATGTAGCAGGTAATTGGAGTTGATATACAGTCTCCAGATCACCCTCTAGTAACACTGCAATGCGTTGTTGAAACCTACAAGCACGGCTCTCACCTTGCCCAGATCCCTTAACGTTTTGTTTGCAGTCCATACAACGTTTTGCTTGACGTTGATCCGCAGGTACAGCCGCATCGGGTGCATCCGTATCAGGCGACCAACAAGTGGGCGCAGATGGATTCTCTGCATCATACTGACCTGCGTAGTAAGTACGAGAAATCTTGGCGGCATTAACGACTATGACGTTTAAAAAACCATCGTTCTTTACGTTCACTTGTTCGCCGTTTACTAACTCTCTAAACCTACCACCACGCAAACTAATTCGATGTGTCTTCAGACCACTCGAACCACCTGCTAGATTATCGTCTACTTCTTGCAACTGTTTAAATAAGTCGTTGCTTACTAGGGAGTTGCCCCCTTCAAATAATGACAACTGTTCTGCCATGTTACTCTCCATTAATGTTGTTCTATAGGAAGTATATCTTCCCCTTCATTGTCACGTTTTGTCAACGCTTTTTCTATCGCTTCTACATTAAAACGATACGTATCCCCTGCCTTAATATAAGTCTCTCTGGGAATATGCCCTTCACGTAGCCACTTTCTAGTTGTCGATACAGATATACCAAAATAATCGGCAACTCTATTTATGTCTACATACTGTTTCTCTGTCATTTCTTCCTCACTGATACTGTGTATTCAGAGTCTACATTGAGACCCTTCGGTAAAAGATCAGGATTTTCTACTAGGAACTGACGAACATTTGTCTGGTTCAAACGTTTTTCAAAGAACTCGGGTACGTTATGTTCTCTTATGAACTCGTACATATGTTCCCAATCGCTTGTCCAGTACCGTTGTTTGATAGACCTAAAGAACACCCCTTCAGATGTACGCACTGATTCGACATTGTGTTCTTTACAATGATCTAGCAATGCGCTTTTTATTTTGGCTACCTTTTCACTAAGCACGTTGTCTTCTTCTTTGAACTTAGCGGCAAGTTCGCTACGCTGATCACGTATCTTTATGTACGCTTTTACGAGCTTCTCTATTGAAACGCTCATTTATCTCTCCATTGTTATTTATATTTAGTAGATAGTGTTTAAACTTACTTTAGTCAAGTAGTTCTTTGTATAAATCGATAATTTTTGTGTGCACGTCTATTCTGTTGTCTAACAGTCTGTATATACGCTGTTCAGCGGCTGAACCGTAAAGCTGAATGACAGTACATTTGTGCTTCTGCCCAGAGCGATGGACACGTGCATTCGCCTGTGCGTATGTCTCTAGTGACGATGTTGGCCCCCACCACACAACAGTATTCGCTGCTGTCAACGTGACCCCATGGGCTGCGGCTTGCGGTTGGATTATAAGCACTTGAGGGTTAGGCGTGGTTTGGAAGGAGTCAAATATTTCAGTACGTTTACTCGCAGATACGTCTCCTCGTATAATCCCACACGTTATCCCATCCGCCGTTAGCTTGTTGGCTAACAAGTCTATAGTGTGCCGAAACGGAACAAACACTAAAACTTTTTGACTGCTCTCGTCTATCGCTTCTTTTAAAACTTTGTACCGATTAGATATGTCAAACTCTAGTGTCTCGCTATCGTCAGTATATACTGCACCTGATGATATTTGTAACAGCTTGTTAAGCACGATAGCTGCGTTGACAGCAGTAATGCTTTCGTCTTCTACCTGCATTACCATCTTCTTACGTAATTCTTCGTAGTATTTTATCTGCTGTTTAGTCATTTCGACTTTACGCTTAACGTAAACCATATCGGGTAAGTCTAAACATTCTTCTTTGGTAAATCTGATAGCAGGTTGCAATACTTCGTGCACTATTTGACTAGCGTTTTCTTTTGGCATCCACTTAAACTGTGTAACCTTCCACATTACCATGTCTCTAAAAGAACCAAAGAAACGTGGAACATTTAACGGGTTAACTAGCTTTGCTAACCCATACGCATCTAGAGGTGACTGTGCCGCAGGTGTACCTGTCATCATCCATAGCCAAGTATCATCAGAGATGAGTTTTTTGAGGGTCTTCCATCTTTTAGTCTGTGCATTTTTATAGTGCGTTGCTTCATCTACAATTATACAATCAAACCCACCGTTTAGTATCTCTTCTTTTACAATATCAACACCGTCATAGTTTATAATTACAAACTCTGCTCCACTGTTAATTATGTCTGCACGTTTCTTTTTACTACCGTAAGCTATGTTCACAGAACGGTGCATAGCAAAGGAGAACAAGTCTGCACGCCATGCGCTATCCATGATCGAGAGCGGGCAAACTACCAAAACACGCCTTATTTGTTTTTGAGTCATTAGATAGTCAGCCGCCCATATCGCTGATGCGGTCTTACCTGTGCCTTGTTCGTTGAAACAAAAAGCACGTTTATTCATCGTCAAAAACTCTGCTGTTTTCTTTTGATGCTTGTAAGGTTTATATTGCCCCGTCCATTTGTAACGTTTGCTAATAGGTGAGGGTACGTTTATATTTAAACTTTTTAGCTTTAGGGCTTCAAACATACCCCATTTGACTACTACTTCATTCATTGACAACTCCTTGCTGTTTGGTATTACCGTTGTGACCCTTTTAGGGTTACGCAAATTCAACAGGACTGCCTTATCCCGAATAATCTGCATGTTGTTCTCCAGTTTTTATTTTTTCTTTTTAGGTGGTTTACTCATAGCCCCACCTGCTGCTCTGTTCTTTTTGCGACTTTGTACTTTTACACCGTCTTTATTTTTTCCACCTTTACTTAGTGGTTTCTTGTGGGCAATGTCCTTGCCTTCTCGTTTATCGGCTTTGCCGTTTTTATTTTTATCTACACCTTTCTTATCCATTGCACGTCTAGCTCTTTGACGTTCCATGCGAGCTTCATGCTCGCCTCTAGCTTTTTGCTGCTTGTATTCTTTCTTGTACGGTCTTGGTTTGTTTTTATAAGGCATCAGTTTCTCCCATTGTGGGCGCACTCAAGCACTGGACAATGACGTTTACACAACCCAGAGGGGCGTGGATTCCATACATCCGACTCAAATGCTTTTTCCATTTTACCATAAATTTCTAACCATTTCTCCCAAAGATTTGGTTCTAAGTCAATTTTATATTCGGCTTTGACTAAGCTGTTTGCAACGACAAACAAGAGACCTGCTTTGACCCTTTTTATCTCAGGGAAATGTTTGAATACGGTAAGAGCCATTAATTCTAACTGTCCTTTGTCAGCGTACCTAGCCGACTTGCCAGTTTTGTAGTCTATGACATACGCAGTATCTGCCAACACGTCTATGATTACTAGGTCAGCTATCCCGCGAAACCACACACGTTTATCAAAAAATCCACATGGTTCTAAATTGGCTGTCAAGCCTAACTTTTGCTCGCATAGTTTTACACCGCGTCTAGACTTTAGATCATCTAGCATACCTTGAATAAACCCAAACTTTTCTGGGATTGGCACATCGCTGCCTATATAATCCTCACAAGCTTTATGTAGTTCAGTGCCATAACGCATCGCCTCTGTTTCTTCCACAGGGTATTCTTTAAGTATCTTTTCATGGTAAAATTGTTTGGGGCATTGTTCAAACGCCTTTGCTTTACTGAATGACCAAGGTGCTATACTCACTCGCAATCCCCATAAGACTTAGCTGTTCCGCTTTCACAATCAACAGGTAAGCCTTTCGCCCAACTAGGCGTCCACCGCATACATGTCTCTACAAATGCCTGTGCTTCTTTTACTTTGTTATCTTCTACACAGCATACAATACTATCGTGTACGGTCAACACAACTCTGTACCTCTTAGCTATCTTTAGCATCTGTTCGCCAATTATACAACGTGCTATGGCTTGGCAAACATTCTCTATCACCTTCCCACCATAGATTTTGTTTCGGCCTCGCCGCACCTTGTATGTGTACTCATCACCGTCATAACTTAGATCTTCATAAAACAATGGAAGTCCAGACGGTAAGACCAAAGCCTTGTTACTGGCATCAACGCCAATTACGCCTTTGCGCCCAAACGCCACGGCTCTACCGTTAGTCAACTGACTAACCATGTACTGTGCATCGCGCCACAGCTTACTAATCTTAAAGTTCGACTGACGGTAAATATTAATTATGCGTCGGGCTTCATCGGGAGACACTTCATACCCAAACGTCTTTAGTTGTGTTGCAAACTTCTCTGCACCCATGCCATAACCTGCGCCGAGTATGGTAGTCTTACCAACGAAACGCTGATCTTTTGTAACGTCCTCTTCTGGACAGCCGTATATACGCCCTGCCATTTTGACGTACACATCTTCGCCGTTAGTGAACTGACTAACAAGATCGTCTTGTTCTGATAACCATGCAAGAACTCGCGCTTCAATCTGGGCACTATCAGCCTCGACTATTGTATAGCCTTCGGGTGCAACAATGGCTTTCTTTAATTTCTTCGCATTGACCCCACGACTTGGCAAATTTTGTAGGTTGATTTTATCAGCCCCACCCCATCTACCTGTATGCGCCGCGTAGTATCTCACAGGTACAGGGAGCTTACCACGTTGAGCGATTCCTATAAACCTGTCTGTACGTGTCTCTTCTAGTGTGGACTTGTTGCCTAGCCGTGCCGAAACCAAAGTTTGTACACGATCATCCTCATGCTCAAGTAATTCCTTAAACCCTTCGTCGGACTTAGCAAACGCATACGTGTCTTTACCTGTTGTCGGACTTACCTTCATCGGTGGCTCGACATCAAACTCACGTAGCATATCAGCAAACTTCTGGTTTGACATCAGGTCTTTCTTATCGGTGACGTTGGCATCTTCTAGTAGTTTTTCTTTACGCGCCTTTGTGTCCTCAAGGTGCTGCTGCAACAACCCAAGATCCAACTCAAGTGTGGGTTCGATAAACATACGCAGAGACAAGTCTATCAGCTTTAACTCTTGTCGTGGGAAATTGACTCCCATACGACTGAATAACTGAAACGTCAGGTCTACATCATTCTTGGCATACTGTCCGTATCTCTTTATCTCTTCGTCGGTGAAATCGGCGCGGTGTTTGCCCTTGGCATTCTGCACCTCAGTACCTTTGATGCCTACACCGTACCTCTCGGCTACAGCTTTGAGTGATGCGCTTTTCTCTACACCATGCAATGCACGTGACATATACATAGTATCAAACCATATCTTTGGACTAACACCGTATCGCCACTTTAGTATCGCTCCGTCAAACATCGTGTTGTGACAGAGTATACCACACGCAGAGAAGTCTATGTGTGATAACAGACGTTTGATTTGTGCTGGGGAATCTAACCACACCGTAGAACCACTGTTCTTTTTGATAGCTAAACCAATAACCTCAAACTGTTCGTCGCGCACATACTCTTCTGTTGTCAGCTTGGACAGTGAGTAGTGTTGATCGTAATAAGTTTCAAAGTCTAGAGTGTAAACGTCCATCACTTACTCACGACTTCGCCGCCACAAGCCATGTACCCACAGGCGTCTACCCAGTTGTCTATGTGTGTGGGGTTAGAATGTATGCGAGCAATCTTCAGTAGTGCCATCATTGCTGCAACATCTTCGGTCTTTATGAAATCAACTAGCCCAAGATGTGCGTTCCAATACAGAGCGATGCGTCTAAAGTTATCTTCCATATCGCCATGATCTGCTGCACGATCCTTCGTGACGTAACCTTTGGCTGTATCCAGTACCTTTGCACGATCCCACGTTTGTTTTATAGGCACTTCTTTGCGCCAGTTTTCTGATCCGATACGAGAAATAAGATTTTTTACAAAGTGTATGTCCACGTCACACGCGGCTGCTACCTCGGCGTTTTCGGCTTGCCTGTTGTTTAGAAGATACTCCCATACCTTCTCTTCCTTCTTCGACATATTCATCCCCACGTTGTTCTCCTTTTTGCCATGGTGGTGGCGATAGACTTACGCTATCTTTGCCAAGCATTACTGATCTGCGTCTGTATCCACAGATTTCTTTTAATGTTACTTTCATATTCTTACACCGTTCATTCTCATCCTAGAGACAAACGATTTTAACTCTTCTCGCGCACGATACAAGTCCTGTTCTGTATTACGTGGCCTATCTCTTCGCCCAAGTTCATCTTGTAGCCTGTCAACTTGTTGTTTTAAGAAACGATACTCGTACCTAAGCGCAGGGCTTAACTGTTCATCACCCATCTGGTCTGACCTTTGGCTTTACGTCAACTTCTTTTATGCCTGACATGAACGGTGTGCGTCTACAGTACATCATGATCTCTTTACCATATGTATATGCAAGCACATCATACAGATCATCCATCACTCCATTACCCATAGCCTCGTAGCATTCTTGCTCGCTCGGGAATATTACGCTTGTTGATACGTCCTGATCCTCAACAACGTATTCGATAATTAGTAACGTGTAAAATAATTTAAACATCTATCCTCCTTAAAATGGTGGTTCTTCTCCATCGAAAGAGGGCAACCAAGCAACATACTCTTCTCGCTGCACCTCCTCACGTTCTTCACACAGACCCATCTCTCTGAGAAACAGGGCTAGGTCTTCTGGTATGTCATCCATCAATTTTAATGTTTCTGACATCAAGCAATTCCTCCATTGTCTCTCTTGATGCGGCTGTTTACCCCAAGATTGTAAATTAGTTCTTGTTTGAAATCACATAAACTTTTATGAACCCTTGCAAGACCTACGGCAGTTCCTTCATCTGGGTTACATTTGTTAATCAGATCTTCTAACCGATCCACAACGTAGTGCATACATACTCTGTCATCTACATCATTTGCGGTTAATTTAGATAAATGATCGGACATGAGACCTGCTTTTTCTGCGGACGTCTGTTTTTGATGCTCCTCTTCATCTGTTGCGTACAAAAAACTTGTATCGTCCAACGCAACTGCAATTTTTTCTAGAGGAGTAAATCTAGGAAACTTAACCTCATTGCGTTCAAGTCTGCTTAATAAAGATTGACTTACCCCTGCTTTTTCTGCCAGTTCGCATTGACTATCAAATTTTAGTTTTCTTAACCTTTTTAATTTTTTTCCGTCGATCATCTAAACAACTCCTCCACTGTGTTAATGTTTTCTTCGTTTATTACTAGAGCGATGCCATCTGCTCTTTTGATCTGATCAAGGTTCACTTGTTGCAATGGTGTAGGTTTGTTTTTACCTGCCTTGCATTCGATACCGATGAACCGTCCATCATGACATGCTATGATATCAGGCACACCGCTGCGTCCGTACCCACTTGTTACTGGATAAAAGAAATACGCTTCATGCTGTTTTAGTATGGCAACGACTTTCTTTTTTACTTTAGCTTCTGGTGTCACTGTTTGCTCCTTTGGTGTTAGTCACGTGACTAACGTTGGTAACTGGCATAATTTGAGGGCGGTGAAAATTACTTCCACTCGCCCCCCTCTATATAGAAAACGTGTCTGTCTTTACGCTCGCCTACTCCTTTAATGGGGGAAGTGATCATAAGCGCAGCAATCTTAGATTGCATCCACTGTGGCAGATCACTAACCGAATCATATTCTCCACGTATCTTCTCACATATACCTATACATACTACATCGACTTTATTCGAGGTAGGTTGTATGTAAACACGGTAAGAGTTGTCGTCAACCCATGAGAAGTATTTATTTTTAACTATACGTAGTTCACGCCGAGAGCGAATGCCACTTCGCCCGAACCTCTCATGAAACAGAGTAGACATAGTAAATATTGCTCACGTCTTTTGGTCTAAAACCTACACCATCGCAGAACTGACCTTGAGGTAGAATATTAAGTTTCGCTATGCCTTCGGCTAAATGCTGTGGAAGATCCTCTGAGGTATACCATGTGCAATTCCCACCATCCCAATAGTATTTATCTACCGTCACTTGAGGAATGACACCGAACTTATTATCACCAGAACGTGTCTGTGTAACATACACTACGTCTGCCAGGTGACGCTCACGCTTACGATTTCTGTAGTCATCTAGTTCTTCAAACATGGTAACAAGATTAAGTTTAAACTCCTGATCCACAAACTCATAACCTGTCTGTAATAAGTTTCTCAACTCTATCTCCAACGGAGATTTGTTTTCCACCCCATCATTTGATATGAAGTCTCGCGCTATCTTGTCACGACTTTTTGTAGACGCTTCGTGTCTTGTTTCTTTTATGGTAGAAAATTCTAGTCTGGCAGAGTTGAATGTTTCGTGCACTATCTCGTCAACAGCGTATGGCACTAGATACCTACAAGCGTTCTTCACCGCTTTGTCAAAGTTAGTAGTAGCCGCAGAGTGCATCCGATCACTGTGTGCATATTTGCCGTTGTGTATCTTACGCGAAAACACTGTATACATATTTTTCTTTTCACCAGTATAGGAATAACTTTTGTACCCAACGTATCCCAAAGCATAGGGTTCTTGTTCACGATAAATGTAGTACTCTGAACCTTCAGTATTTCTAGCCTGATATGTAGCACCGATCTTTTTGCATATCGCCTGCGCTAGTTTGAAGCCTTCGTGATAGTCGTTTGTGTTGTATTCGTCTGCTAGTTTAAGCACTTCTGCTATTGTTGTTGCTCTCATAATTTTCTCCAATGTTAAGTTAAGTGTGCAGCCACTCGCAAGGTAACGAGCCTTACACTGACGCGGTTAAGAAGAATAAACAATATCCGAAACTTCAACGCACTCACGCCTTACGACCAAGTGTTAGTCAGTTGACTAACCTTTGGGTTTTGTCATAAATCCTGCATTTCTATTTATGAAGGAATTAAACTTGCTCCTCATTTTCTGTAAGTCCTCTTTTGTCTCGACATGCTTTACTGGATACTTGTACTCCCATCCAGTTGCTCCATACTCATAGTCTGCAATCTGAGTTGTAAACGAGACCCAGTAGTTCAAACGCATGGGATGTTTCTCATCACGTATTATCTCACGTGCACTTGTCGGTGTGAAATCATGATGTGAGTAACCATCCTTGCTCCCATAGTATGAACGTAACTCTCTTGATTTATCTGTGTTATACTCATTACTCAAAGGTAGCAAAGGTGACATTGCCATACCCCATTCAAAGAGTTTGTTGATATCATCTTTGTACTCTTTCTTTAAGTTTTTGTTTACCTTCGGCTTTTGTGGCAGCATCTTACCAGATACTGGATCACGCACCCACTTATCTCCAATCTTAATGTATACTAACGCAGAGTTGTCGTCTTTGGGTTGCATCCAATCTTTAAAATAATTCTCATCTTTGAACTCTTTGTAGTATCCACGCGGTACAGTCTTACACTTAGCTAGATAATCTGCATTCACCGTTGTTCGTCCATGCAGAGAGACGTATTGAAGTGAGTTACCCATCACAAAAGTCATCCCACTTGGCATGTGTCTGTGTAAGAACGCATAGCGACCCATGGAATAACTAGAGTTACTACCAACACAATTTCGTATCTGAACTGTCTCAGTCCCATCCTTGCGCTTACGCCAGACAATCGGTGCATAGTACTCCATCTTACCAAGCCTGTCCCAATGGGTGATTGTAGTCTTAGTCTTGTAGTCATACTCATGTATCCCATAAGGTGTGAACTTGTCGTCACCTTCGTGATACCCATCGCTCAATGCGTAGCAGTTTCGGCTTATCTTAACGATACGCTCCCACTTACGTGCACGATCACCGATAGGTCTGATGTCGTCCTCACGCTTGTGAAGTTTAGATACGAGAGGCTTGATGTTGTTGTACCACGCCTCGACCTCGTCGAACTTTAGAAAATTTGAATATGTTAGTGCCATTACTTTATCCTCCATACACGCATCTCACGTGTCTCTGGGTTAATTGTTTTAGATTGAGTTTTTATTCCTGCGGCTTTCGCAGCTTGCCACATTACATTACGCAGATAATTTGGAATTACGAAACTGTCTCCGACCTCCAAACTTTCGAGTGTTAGTCTCAACTCACCTTTTTTATCTGCGCCTTTCTTTGGGATTGGTATACCTTTTTCTACTTTAAACATTGTTGTTCTCCTTATTATATAACCAAAGAATATCTTTTTCTTGAACGCCAAAAGTATAGCGAGTTGGTTTGTCTCCTTTATTCGCCATAAACCACTTTTGATCTGTTTTGTCTTTGTACTCGCCGTGAACGTAAATTCTCATTGGCATGTGTTTTTCAACACCACCAAACCAGAGAGCATGGGTAAAAGTATTTTCTACCACCATTGTAAAACTACTCCTATAATCCAGAGCATCACGGCAATGAACGTAATTGCCGCAATGATCCAATCTTGCCAATCAATCATTGTATGTCCTCCGAATCCACATGTAAGACTGCGCCATGATCTGGTGTGGCGTTAGGATTATCAACGATCACCCACAACACAGGATGATCCCACTCACCCCAACCACCATACAAGTGTCCGTCTGTGAATACGATTGAGGCTTGCGGTTCGATCTTATGCTGTTTGAGATACTCAGGCACACACCTTACGTCAGTGCCACCGCCGCCGACAGGTTTTGTTTTAGATGCAACGTCAGCTATCTCAGCGCCCACGTACTTCTCATAGCCACATACCTGTGTGTCCCAATAGCTTACATGCAGCTCGTCAGGTTTAACTTGTTCACAGATTGCAGCCAACTCACTGATCATGATCTGCTGTTCACGTGCGCCAATAGACCCAGACATGTCGTTGTGTTCTGCGAGACACGTCACCGTTTCTTGTACACCGCTCGGCATAGCAATACGCTTACTGATGTATCTACGGTTTAGTCTTTTGAAAGTACTGAAATCTTTGCCTGTGCATGTATTCTGAACAAACTCACGCAACGCTTGACGCCAATCGACTTTTGTTTTTAGCAACTCGTCAAGGTCACGATTACCACCGCTCCCAACCTTGCCTGCAATCGTACTGCCTTGGCGCACCGCCTCGTCGATATCACGTTCCAACTCACGCTTATCTTCCTCAGTCATTTCTTCGGCTGCTTCCCAATCGTGATCATCGAATGGTTGTTGACCTTGCTCGTTAGTCGGTTGACTAACATCACCATCTGCGTCACCATCACCGCCACGACCACCGTCACCGCCACGACCACCGTCACCACCGCCACGGCTTGGGGGCAACAAGTTAAACACTTCCTGTGTATTCATACCCACGTATTGTCTATCATAACACCCGCTTTCCAAGACGCCTGTCATTGTAGCAAACCCATCTTGACTGAACTCATCTACAATCTTGATGTTGATCACATGGTCTGCCGCTCTGTTAGTACGATCTGCGTCTTTCTTCCAGAGATGTTTCCACGTGGTTAGATGCTTGAACAATTTGTGATATACCTCATGTAGCACAAGAAACCGCAACTCGGCATCGTTTAGACTAGCCACAAACGCACGGTTGTAGAACTCGTCTTTACCGTTTGTGTATGCGGTTCGATGTTTTGGATTGTCGGTAATCTCACGCCTACCGATCATCAGCACCGCAGATAGATATGGTGCTTTGTCCATGATTTTGACAACGGCTTTTGACAGCCGCTGTTCTTCTGTTAGATTTCCTAGAAACATTAGTTGTTCTCCTTATACTTTATCTGCTGCAAACATGTAGTTGTTTGCCATTGCCCAGTCGGTGAATTTCTTGTTAGTCATCACCATCGATTGCTTGCTGTACTTCGGTGAAGCAACGTTGTTAGCAAACAAGCCCTGTGTCTCAGGGTCTAGTCGATCAAGGTAATCCATCCACGCATTGAGCCAGTCTTTCTCCAGACTTGCCAGTGTACGATACACGACCATGACTTTTGCCGCCGCCGTATCAGGCACAAGCGCATTCTTTGGATCGTCTTTGATAGACTGAAGCGTAGGTAGTTTGTCGGCTAGTCGTATGAACGCCATGAGATCCTTCGCACCGCGCTGACCGATTGTACCTATCAGTGCTGCCGTCAACTGTACGTCACTCAGGTGTGCACGTTTCTGTAAGATGCGCGATGCTTTCTCACCTGAACGTGGCGTGAAGAAATGCTTACGACCCACGGCTTTGGGATGAAAGATAAACTCGTTCTCGTCTGGGTCTTTCACATTCTCCCACGGATAGAACAACTGTGGATTGTCCTTGACCCAAGCAAGTAAGAGGTGATCAATGCCATTACTGATACCCCACTCGATCCAGTCCATATGACTTAACTTACGCAGAGTAATCTCTGTGATACGATTGTACTGATGCGGTTGCAGTATGTCACCGACACCCTCACCACTTTTGTTAGTCGTCGCAAAGACAATACTATCTGGGTGAAGTTTGTAGCCACCCATCTTACGCTCGTACATGAATAAGTTGAGCGCATTCTTGACCGATGGATTAGCCTTGCCATACTCGTCGATCATAACAATGACAGGCTTGTTTAGGTGTAAGCCCATCTCTTCGTTAGGCACGAACCTAACGTACCCATCGTTTGCCGAGTTAAGATCAGGCAACGCCATGTCGCCCAAGTCTTTGTTTGTTGCGTCAAAGTACACAGGTACGTGTTCTGGAAACCGCTCCGATAGCATATCGAGTAGCGATGATTTACCTTGACCCATATCACCAGTGATTAGGAAAGTGATATCTTGACCCAGTTCTGCAAGTAGTCCTTCGGTTTCGTACAGATCTAGGTTGTACATGTTTTGTGCTGTATTCATAATGTTGTCCTCCAAAGACTGTTTATATATCTAATGACGGTAGGTTAGCGATTGCTTTGTCCACCGCCTGTTTGGTTTCGGCACGGAAGTAGTCGTCCTCACGCAGTGCATCAGGTGTGACTCCCACGAGTGCTTCTTCTAGTTGATCAGCCATAGCTGTCATTCGCGTCGAGTTAGCCACGTTACTAACACGCAGCAGTTCGACCATATCGGTGACGTTTGACACAAGCGTATCACGAAAAACTTTTTTGTTTTCCTTATCTGTGTAGTCGAGTTTATCTGACATGTTTTTCAATACCTTGTACAGACGTTCCCATATGTCATTCATTGCTCTCTTTGTTTTCTCCTCATAGTAGTTGACATAGCTAGTTTGTAATTCTGCGATAGCTTCTTTCGGCAAGTCCACACGGAAGTCGCCGCTCTCTGGTAGAGGTGAGTAAGTTATCACACATTTGAATTTGCTGAGTAATTCTTCGACTGATGGATAGTCACTTGGATCGTACATATCACCAAGGTGAACTTGTGCCTCAGCGTGCTCAAGTACGTAATCATCACCAAACGTATCTACCAGTGCATAGAATTTGTTTTGCAGTGCAGTCATTTCGCTGTGATACTTCATGTACATTGCTGTGGTTAGTAGACGATCACCTTTATCTGCCCAAGGCATAGTCATATGTGTATGTGTGCGGTGCATCAAAGATGCGTGCTCGATGATCGCTTTGAGTGCATCACTGTTTGGCAACAACTTTTTATGTACGTTAGCTGCGCCACGCTCTGCGCCATTCGATGCAACAATATCGGCTGACGCTTTCTTGTCGTGCTTACGACCTTCCCACTTTGAGATGTTCACAGTCACAAGCATTGCGCTTGATGAAAGTGTTGCGGTGTTGTTAGTCAACTGACTAACGCTTTGCATTAGTTCGGCTTTACCTTCGCCCATTGGGGCGTCTATCATTTGTATATTCACTTTAGTTCTCCATTATCTAAAAGTTCTAGTTCAAAGTTTATTAATTGTTTGGCGTTACGCCTAGCTTCGCGGTTCGCTTGTGTCTTTATAAATGCTGAACACTTACGGCTACCGCTTGGGTTTGGGGAATGTTTCCTATCCCCCAAATGATACTTCACCTGTGTTAACCAGTGAGTACTTACTCTTAACTTGGGCATCATTAAAAATCCCCTTCTGCTACTTGAAAACAAGTGAGACCGTTACGTCTCCACATATCGACCACTTGATCGCGGTCATCTAACACGAAAAGCACACGGTCTTTATCTATGTACTTGTCGAGTATCTCTTGTTTAACAATGTCATCACGACGAAAGTCTCCATCCTGACGCATGTATAATGAAGCCCCTGATTTATCAGCCCCAAACAAGTTTGTGTGTTTGTACAGCCATTCTATCGTATCTAGGCGGCAACGCTCTGGTCTGCCAGAACTGAAAATTATTTTGAAGTCCTCGAATTGAAAACGCTCAAGCACTTCCAACACAGGCTCGTTGACTGTGTCATTCGGGACACCGTTGAAAAACGAATCCCAATCTTTACGTGGGTAAATTATGTCACCACTGTTGGCAACGCGTGGCGCTCCCTCTGCTACTTGCACAAAGTGCAATCGGTGATCGATGTTACATAGCGTACCATCTAAATCACATACAATTATATCTTTCATTGTTGTTCTCCTTGTTGTGTTAGCCATGTGGCTAACGGCTCTTTTGATTGAGGTGCTTTAGTTCCTCTTTGTTTGTGACACGTGTGTAGTGTCCTTTAGGGGTTGGCACGATACACCAACCCAATCTCTCTTCTTGTGCGTGTGTGTCTCCACACGACAGGCAATGTGGGTAGCCTAGTTCGGCTCGTTTATCTGGAAACCAATCTCCACATTCTATGCAGTAACTCATTATTGGTTCTCCCTGTGATACTGCTCCACGACTGACTTTATGTAATATGCGTGAGCAATTTGTTCGGCTGTAATACCACATGAATATGCGTGACTGCTTGGTGTGGCAGTTTCACGGTTTACACTGTGAAGATCACCAGACTCGTCTGTGATTGCG